AAGAGGAATGAATATTCTTGTGTCGGAAACTCTTGACCAATAATATCAAATATGACTGTTACATTAAATGTATTTTCGTCTGCTATTGGATCTACCTGAACGATCAAATTTTCGACTCTATCTTCGAAATTATTAATTGCAATTTCAATTTGATCCTGAATCACTGATGCAGTACCAAAATCAACGAACTCAAATAGACTTCTTCTTACATCAGAACCCAACAAAGAGTTAAAAAATCTCTCTGTTGGGATCGTTTCTACTATATTTCTTACGGAACGACGAATTGCGTTCTCATTTTTAAGAATTGGAAGGTCTTTTGTCACAGGATGGGGCTCAAAAGATAAACTAATGTCCTTGAATGACCGTGATATCCTCTGAATTGCCATTGTTAAAGAGTTTTCTTAATTATATTTATACTCTATTCCTGAAGATTCTTCTGTCCTTTCTTCAAATCATCATGCATAATCTCCTGAATTACTCTTTCTTCGAGATCTTCAGTTTTTTTAGGTAATGACCAGTAATCTGTGGTCAAACTTGTTGTTCCCCACACTTCTTTCATGTAATTTGTACTTCTATCGACTGGTGAATTGCCCATTTTGCTCCTGATTAGTAAAATCAGAACTTTTTGAGGGGTTACTATCCCTATTTTTATTTATTTTAATCCTATTTGGAATTGATACAACGAGGATTACATGGATTTGAACCACAATTATCACATACTTTACGTTCCTGTGCAGTCTTCCAGAAATATTCGTCCTCACGTCCCATTCCAAGTCGTTCAAATCCATTCTCAACTTGATAATATTGAGTCGAAACCTTAAAATCGGGCATTTTGGGTTCGGCAGGTGTCAAACTATTGTCAAAAATACGTAATCTGTTGTTTGGATACAGTGCATACTGCCCATTCTCAAGTTCAATCAGGTTATGAGACTTGTGTTCGGCAGGATTTTCACTGGTTGCCCAATCAACATAGTCTGGATCATGATGATAGTTATCAATAGTGCAGACATAAGTGCCTTTTACATTACCAAAGTCTCTTGTATAACATTCAAAGTCCATTGACCCAATGAATTTCTTATCTACCGAGACAACCCCGTAGTCCATACAATTCCAAAACTGTAGGTTTGGTAGGTTCATGTCCGGACTTGGGGTCTCAGGGTCTGCTACAAAGGCACTGATGGGCAATTTATCATACATTGCCGCATATTCTGGTAGATAGGTCTCAAAATAAAAAGCACGTCCAGGAATCGATTTAACCGATACCCAGACGCCCTTTACAAATTCACCATGTCCACTTTGATGATCCGTTAGATATTCTTTACGAACCCATACTTCATGTGATGGAAGATTTGCAATCAAACAACTCATTTTTTCTTCTTAGGTCTGGAACATTTTTTAGGAGTCAAAACGTTTTTACAACGTTTATCGGGTTTTGATTTACCTTTTTTATGTATCCAACGTCCCATTAACCCCGTCCTTGTCCACGATATACTTTACGCTTTCCATTACGAGAAGTCGCGGCATATTTTGTGTGCTTCCCGTTCCCCTGACGAGTTTTTTTCGGTTTGGCTTCCACAAAACCATTGCCACTCAATCAATCTTTGAACGCACTGCCATAATAACTCCTTAATACTTTGTGATTTTTGTTTCTAAATCTTGTGGTCTTGGAAAACCTTTCTGATAATACTCTACCGAAAGGTCTTCCATCTTATCAAAATACTCCTCCTCCGTCAAGTTCTTATACAGAACTTTCCCTTTATGGAGAATTGTATATTCTGTCAGCACCATCAGATTACTCTTGTCTTCTCATGTCCAACACGAATCCGTGGATCACACCATATCTCAAATCCTGCTTCGATAGCATCGAGACAGAATGATACATCCTCTCCACACATATCCTGCACTTCTCCACTCTCAAAAACTTGCATCTTAGGAGCAAACCATGGATACTTTATTCCATCATTCTCAAATACTCCGTGCTTAATCAATAACCACCCAAATCCTGCATAATCAACAGTAAACGGTTTCTTACGTTTTGCAATACTCTCAAGATTTTCATGATTCATGACTCCACCACCCTTACGGAAGTCTTCCTCATCTAACCAATGTGCAACACTTGTTGTACGTCCGTCTTCGGTACAATACCATCCACTCGCAATGTCTTGATCCATCAATACCAATTGCCAAAACTTCTCTGTGTTAAACACAATATCACTATCAATCCATAATTGATAATCATATTGTAACTTACCGTCCCATGGAATTTGATCTGGTCCTCTCAGTACATTCGCACCTAAACATTTGCATCTTGCAAAGTTAACCATCGATGAATAATCTTGAGAAATCTGAATGCTGGCACCAGCCTGTACTAAATCAAAACAAAGTTGTACAAAGTTTTTGAGATACGTATAAGATACTCCTCTACCAGGTAAACAAAAAACAATGGATTTGCCTTTTACCATTTCCTTTGCTTTCGCATAGTCCCATTCTTCAACACTCTCAGTTGCTTTGGGTGTCTTTGCTTTTACTGTAAATCCTTTAGCCATAACTTTAAATGAACTACTTCACTATCATAACACTCTATCTATATTCAGTCAATACTACGAATTACAATACAATCATTCTCTACCTCGATGTTTATTTCTGTTCCCTCATACCATCCCTTTTCATCACATACCCATTCTGGTATCGTTACATAATGTTCTCCACTTACTGGGTCGATCTCTATAGTCGTAAAATTTTCCTGCGGATTTTTTTGCATATCTTTGAACCTTGTGCCTTGTTTTTATATATGAAAATTTTTTTTTATCTTCGTAGTATCACTAACGCTCTTTGGGTCGTTTATAGCTTAAAGTAGTAGGGGGTTTTTATATACGGGGGCATACAACATAAGGGGGCATATACCCCCCTACTGCTGTATCACGAACGAATGCCCTTATCTATCAACTGCCTGCGAACTCCTCTCCTAACTTGATTCATAGCATGAGGACATGATGGTGATGAGGGGGCAGTATATGTAAATCCTATGTAATGCCTAAAGACTAAATGTGTCCTTTGACGTTCTAAGTCATAACCCATAGAATCCATGAAGATACGTATTTCTTTTTTGTATTTCATGATACTGAGAATTTAGTGTTGTTGAAGTTAGCATAACTGAACTGCTCACGATTGACTAACTTAAATGTGCCGAACTCATTAGAGTAGACATAACCCTCACCACCGATTGGAGTCTGCCCGATGTATGCCTTTGGACCATTATTCCGACAGAGATAGATAGCATCTTCTTTTATCGACTTAACTAATAACCAGAAACTGATGAGTTTCTCATTCATAAAAGTAGAAGCAATGACAGGACGATTCTCACGGATACAGGAATTGAGTTCCTGTTTAATCAGTTTGGCATCCTTATCTGATACAAACTCAACGTTCTGTGCCATTATCTTAGCAAACTGAATTGCATCGTCTAAGTCATGAAATCTCTTCAGACCATCATCATAACGACCGGATGCAATCGTTGCTCTGGGTTTCACAATCTTACAATAGAATGTGTCGGTGATGATGAAGTTCATCGGATGTGCGATTGCATCCCTTAAGTCACTCTCTGCTGTGTAAACTGTATGAGGGGCAATGATAATCTCCTCCTCTACAATGTTATCGAACTGATAGGTGATTGTGTTCGGTGTGTATTCATCAGACCCACCGAATCCGATGAAGTCCCCCTGAAAGATGCCGTCAGTTAGTGGAAGATAGTCAAGGCACTTATGAAGAATATTAGCAACATTGCCCGTGTGGTTTGCATCAATATCCTGATGCGATTCGTTGATTTTGATCTTTACTTTGTTAAAGACTGACTTAGTACCAACGAAGAAATTACCGGTCGCAGGATTCTTTCCCCATACGATTGCCGGTGCTCCGTCCATCTTTACTGACAGATTGCCCTCATTACGTAGACAATCAAGAGCACTTAAATCACCGGTGAGAATGGAATCTTCGGGATGTTCGATGTGCTTGTTTTGCATTTAGAGAATGATGAGAATGAGAATAATTGAATAAAAACGGGCATAGATTGATGCCCATTCTTTTTTAGTTTTAATCATGCAAGACGCAT